CAAATCTATGCTAGATGATGTCATTTCTAAAAACCCTGGTGGTGTATCTGGCAAAGATAAGTATCAAATTGATGTTGATAACAAAAAAGTAGTCTTTGAAATTACAGGAAAGACAGGTGCTGGTGGACAACCAGATGCTAAGACTACTGCTGCTCAAGAACGTGGATCTGCTTATATTTTACAACGTGTTCTCAAGAATAATAAAAGATATAATTCTTCTGAAGATATTAGAAAAGACACTCAAGCATACCGAGCACTACAAAGTATTTGGAAACTGTCTCAATTAGAGTTTGATGATTCCTGGTTAGATGATTATTACAAACAGCAGAAAACTATGCTGATTGAATATTCAAGTCCTAGATTCACGGAGTTTATTCGTGATGGTGGGTTTATGAAATGGGTTACAGACTTGGTTAGAACAAAGTATCAAATTTCCCAAAAAGATAATTGGAACCCTGCTGATATCTGGTTGATCAAAGATCAGAATAAAACAATTAAAATGATTGAAGATCTTATTGATGGTGGTAAGAGTCAAACTCTTCAAGAATTAAATGCTATTCTAAGAACTTTGTTTAGAGATAACATTGTGGTTGGTGTATCACTCAAGAAAATTTCTGGTAACGAAGCAAGATATGAGAGAGTCAATCTCAGTGAGGCAGACTTTGCTTCGTATAAAGAGATGTATTTTGAGATAGATAAAATCAAAATTGATCTATCTCTAGGTAAAAATAAAAAAGGTGTTACCTCATTCGGTACACAAGACACCAGAGTTTTTGTTAAAGCACCTAAGTCTGTATACAATTTTCAGATCAAAGGCAATGATAGTTCTGGATTCTCTAATCTGAAGTGGGAACCTACACAAGAGGGAGCAGGTGCTGCTCGCCTAGGTAAGGCACCCGTTGATATGGTACAAAAATTAATGATTGACTATGGTGTCCGCTTCGATAACAAGCATGGACAGTATCCAAAGAGTCTCACGGACTTCACCAAGGTACAGGATGAGTATGCTAAGATAATTAAGTCACTGAGGCAGAAGGGGGTTGACACTGTTGTCGATGAAGATGATGCAGTCAACAATTTCCAGGTCGTCCTTGCTACCGAAACTCATGTTGCTACGTCAAAGATGATGCAACTGTACTTCCTTGACATGCTCATGGGCATGAAAGAAAAGAAACGTAACCAGTTCATGACTGACATGACGTTCCTCGCCCAGAAGAAGGGTGACCGCTTTGGACCTTTTGGAAAACTGTACTGATGTCTAAGAACACTCACCTAGAACACCTTGAAGATAGCATTTTGCTTGACGGCAGTCAGGGTGCCAAGGATGCTTTTATGTTCTTGGATGAACTTGCCCAGACATTCAGTGGCAAACAAAGAAATACATTTAAAATTACTACGAAATGGGATGGTGCTCCTGCTATTTTTTGTGGCATCTATCCTGGTTCAACAAGATTTTTTGTGGGCACCAAGTCGGTGTTCAACAAAAATGCTAAGATTAATTTTAGAGACACTGACGTTGATGTAAATCATGGTCATGCTCCTGGACTTGTTTCTAAACTGAAAGATGCCCTTAAGTATTTTCCTGCCCTTGGTATTAATGGGGTGGCACAAGGGGATCTTCTGTTCACAGACGACAAGAAGTATGAAACAATCAAAGGGGAGAGATGTATCACATTTACTCCTAACACAATTACATATTGCATACCAGAGTCATCCGCTCTCTACGAGAAAGCGAAGAAAGCAAAGATCGGTGTTGTCTTTCACACAACGTATAGAGGCAACACTGTTGATTCTTTGTCTGCTACTTTTGGTTACGATATAAAAAAACTTAAAAAATCTGATGATGTATTGGTGCTCAGTGCTGAGACTGGACAACTTGGTAAAGATCTATTGATCACTCAGCAAGAAGCACAAAAATTAAAAAATATGAAGAGAGCATCGATGTCTCTTGTTAGACAAACGTCGAAGTTTCTAGATACTATAGAAGAACAGATCGAAGCAAACGATCAGTTAACTGTAGGACCAAGACTCAAGATTTATTTCAACACGTATGTCAGACAGGGACGACGAGTTAGTAGTGCTTCTAACTTTGTACGTGATTTTAAAAAGTATTTTGAGAGTGAAGTACAAAAAGCAGTAGACAAAGTTAAGACGCCTAAAGCAAAGGCGGGTAAGTTGAAAAAACTGTATGATGGTATGGATTTTATCGAAGCAAACGAGAAAGAATTACTGAAAACCGTTGCCCTATATACTACATTACAGCAGGCAAAACTACTGTTTATTCGTAAACTTGAGAAAGGTGAGAAGATTAGAACTTACCTGAGAAGTGAGAATGGGTATAAAGTAACTTCACCAGAAGGATACGTTGCCATCTATGAAGACTCTAAAGCAGTCAAGCTTGTGGATCGTTTACAGTTTAGTGTTGCTAACTTTAACGTATCAAAGGACTGGGTTGACGGGAAATGAGCAGAGTAGTCTTCACTTTTGGTAGGTTTAATCCTCCTACTATCGGACACGAGAAACTTATTGAAGCAGTTGCTAAGCAAGCTGGTAGAGATGACTACATGGTTTTTACCAGTCATTCTCTAGATAAGAAAAAGAATCCTTTGGATTCTAAAACAAAAGTGAAGTACATGAAACTGATGTTCCCTAAACATGCTAAGAGCATTCAGTACAATACTGATATTAAAACTCCTATTCATGTTCTACAACATTTACAAGGAACCTATGAAAATATTACCATGGTAGTTGGTAGTGATCGAGTTCCTTCCTTTACAGGTATGTTGACAAAATACAATGGTATTGAGTATACTTTCAGAAACATTGAAGTAGTATCTGCTGGTGAAAGAGATCCTGATGCTGACGGTGCCGCTGGTATGTCAGCAAGTAAGATGAGAAAAGCAGCAGCAGAAGCAGATTTTATGTCATTCCAGAAGGGCATTCCAGATACATTGAACATCGAAAAGAAGATGGAATTGTTTATGGAAGTACGAAAAGCTATGGGTATTAAATGAAAGATTTTAGGGACATCAAAAAGACAGCGGACCAGCAACGGTTTCGCCTAAAAGAAGTTTATCAACCAGGAGATCTGGTGTTCAATACCAATACGGGAGAAACAGGGAGGGTACATCGTGCTGGTCCTAACTATGTTATCGCTATCACTGAGAGTGGCGATATGTTCCGTGCTTGGGTACATGATATACGTGAAGTACAAGAGACTATAAATAAAGAAAGGAAAAGTAGTATCTTTACAAATAATGGAACGTCAAAAACCAACGACTGATATCAAACATAACGATGATTTCTCTAAGGCTCTCATCGAATCGTATGGTCGCTGGATGGGCGGCGCTGGATTTGGGCAGCATCTTGCTGAGGAAGGTATCCCTGCTGAGCAGAAGCAAGGTCCTGAGTCTCCCACTAGAGAAGGTGGTGCTGATGCTGCTACATCAATCCCCTCACTAGAAGGTAAGGAGGAGAAAGGTGATGAAGGTGCTAAGGATATTAAAGCAGGCGCTGGTGCTCCTGACCCCGCCAATGATGTACGTACTGGTTCTGGTAACAAATACTCACTCGGAGCAGAGATTAGAGACACCACGAAGGTGGTTACCCGTGAGGAGAAAGAATTGTGTGAGTCATGTGGTAAAGCAAAGTGTGCCTGTGGCGACAAGAAAGACATGAAGAAAGAGTCTTATACTTTTGAACTCAATGGTGTTGAGTATGTCATTGAAGGCAAGGCAAAGGGTCTTGATGGCAAGGCATGTTGGAAGGGATACAAGCTTGCTGGCACTAAGAAGAAGGGTGGCAAGACTGTTGACAACTGTGTCAAGGCAGGATTTGAACCAGAAGGTGAGGAACTTACTGAAAAGAAACTGGATGCTGTCAACCACAAGGAACTTAAAGGTGACCATGCTGACAGAAAGGACAAGGATATTAATAATGACGGTAAGGTAGACAAGTCTGACAAGTATCTTCACTCACGTCGTAAGAAAGTTTCTGCTATCATCGGCGCTAAGAAAAAGATGAAGGAAGAAGCAGAACTTCGTCAGGAGATTGAAGAAGAAAAAAAGTGACTTCGGCATCTGTCGAAGTAATGCCTAGCATTGAAGACGGTGCCCCTAAAGATAAAGAAGACAAAAAGAAGAACAAGAAGTATATTCTTAAAGCTCTTACTTCTCAGCAAAAAGAATCCGTTGATCTAGAGGAGGTAGCACCTCCTGGAAAAAAGTATGAAAGAATGGTGAAGCATATCAAGAAGAATTATCCTAAGGATAAAGAAGGTATTGCTTACGCCACAGCATGGAAGCATAAAAACAAGAATAAATAATTCATGCACTATGCTCTAAGATCATGCTCGCCTTTTTACTCCCACTAGCATC